ATACTCACCACAATTTTGATTATATGCTAGGCTCTACCCGTATTGTTTGTAACCCTCGTGGTTATATCAGTTACGAACATCAAGCAGATGTTTTTGAATTGCAATTTTTAGAAGTGTGATGAAGACTATTCCTATAGTTTCAACAAAGCGTTCGTGTGGTGATTGCACACTATGTTGCGAAGGTTGGCTTGCTAATATTTCTCATGGATATGGAATGTGGCCTGGTCGAAAGTGTCAATTTGTTTCTTTAGGAAACGGTTGTACAATTTATGACCAGCGTCCTGATAATTGCCAAAAATTTGAATGCCAATGGTTATCTGATGAACGTATTCCAGAATGGATGAAACCCAATAAATCTGGTGTTATTATTAGGGAAAGAGAATTAGATGGTGTCAAATTTTTAGAAATAACTGAGGCAGGGAAAAAACTTGACTCAGAAATTTTAAGTTGGGCTCTTACTGCAATAACTGGTAAAGTGTTTGTTAATTTAAAATATCAAGTGTCTTCTGGTTGGAATTATTTTGGCACCGAAGAATTTTTTAAAATGATTAAAAAGAATTACGGATGAAATCTACAATTGCTCTGTTTGTGTCTGATCCAAAGTGCTCAGTTCAGAGTTGTAACGGCATAATAAAAGCACTTGAGAATGACTATAATTTTAAACTGTTTAGTAAGAATGGATTAGAAGATGGTTTCTTTGATAATGTTGATATTATTGCCGTTCCTGGTGGTATTGGTGATTCGGACTCTTTTACAAATCTTTGGCGATACAATGAGGAAAAAGTAAAATCGTTTGTAAGTAATGGTGGCAAGTACCTTGGTATTTGTATGGGTGCATATTGGGCAGGCGAACACTATTTTAAATTTAGTGATTTAGAGATAACTCAATATATAACAAGACCTAATACCGACACCAGAAGACCACACGCAAAGGCTATGAATGTATTATGGAAAAACAATAAAGAGAAAATGTTTTTCTATGATGGTTGTGCTATCGTTGGTGATTGTGAAGTTATATCAACTTATCCAAACGGAGATGGAATGGCAGTTATCAAAGATAATATAGGATTGATTGGTTGCCATCCTGAGAGTGAGAAATTTTGGTATGATATGTATTCGTGGATGAAACCACATTGGCATGGTGGCACACACCATAAATTATTATTGGATTTTGTTAAGCAGTTGGAAAATAATGAAACAAAAATTTATTGACGCACATATGAAGGTAGCTGAGACTTATGCTCAGTTATCTTCAGCTAATAGATTACAGGTTGGTGCTATTGTTGTGAAAGATGACCGCATCATTTCTATCGGATACAATGGCATGCCAAGTGGATGGGATAACAATTGCGAATATGTTGCAGATGTTCATCCTAGTGATTCTAGGTATGATTACAATCATTTCAACAAAGAATTGAAAACAAAACCTGAGGTGTTACATGCAGAAACAAATGCTATTGCAAAACTTGCCAAATCTGCTGAGAGTGGCGATGGTGCTTCTATTTTTATTACTCACGCACCTTGTTTGGACTGTGCCAAGTTGGTATATCAGTCTGGTATCAATTCTGTATATTATCGTAACAGTTATCGTGATGAAGATGGAATTAATTTCTTGGAAAAATGTAAAGTGAAAGTTACTAAAGTATGATTGAATGTTTAATTATTGGTGATTCTATTGCTGTTGGTATTCATCAAGCACGGCCTGAGTGTGTTGCTTATGCAAAAGGTGGATGGAATACTTGGCAATGGAATAAAGAATTCTTTAAAAATGATTTGTCCGCAAATACTGTTATCATTAGTCTTGGCACTAATGACCATATACATGTACGAACAAAGACTGAATTGCAAAGAATTCGTGAGAAAGTTGGTGTGAATTCAAAAGTATATTGGATTCTACCTGCGATTAAACATGACATTCAAGTAATTGTTATTAAAATGGCTGAAGAATATGGTGATGTGGTTTTACCAATTAATAAACTCCAATCAGACAAGATTCATCCATCATGGGCAGGTTACAAGGAGATTGCTAATGCAACAAAATAAAACATACACCTCAAAGGTGTTAGAGATTTGTGAAAACGGTGATGCTATTCTTGAATTGTCTCCAGAAATGTGTGAAGACCTTCAATGGAAAGAAGGCGACACTTTAAACATTAGTGAAGAAAATGGTGCAATTATATTGAAGAAAGTGTCCGATGCTACCTGAAGAAAAAGAAAAGGTACTTGTTGGTTTTAACTGTTCAACATTCGATTTGTTTCATACAGGACATGTTCTTATGTTGAAAGAAGAAAAACAACATTGTGGCTATTTGATTTGTGGTCTACAGACCGATCCAACAATCGACAGACCAGAAACTAAAAACAAACCTGTGCAGAGTGTATTTGAAAGATTTATTCAATTACAATCTTGTAAGTATGTGGACGAAATTATTGTTTATGAGACTGAACAAGACCTCTTAAATTTAATGATGACACATGATATTGATGTTCGCTTCTTAGGTGAAGAATATAAGAACAAAGATTTTACGGGTAAACAATGGTGTATTGATAATGATGTGGAGTTATTCTATCATAAACGAAGACACCCTTTTAGTAGTACCGAATTGCGTGAAAGAATTTATAATTTAGAAGAAAAGAAAAGGACCAAAAATGACAAAAGTGTTTCGTGATGTGCAAGTGTTTATGGCTGCAGCTGGTCAAAGCATTTCACAGGAAAATATTCCACAATCATCTCTTTATCACAATTTGATTGTAGAAGAATATGCTGAATATATCGCCGCTCGCAATAAGAATGATGATGTTGAAACTATTGATGCCTGCTTTGATACCATTTGGGTAATTGTTGGGTATATGTTGTCTCGTGGTTGGGATTTAGACCGAATTTGGGACGAAGGCGCCCTAAGTAATCTAAAGAAGATTGACAAAGCAACAGGCAAAGTATTGAAACGTGAAGACGGCAAAGTTATGAAACCTGAAGGATGGCAACCTCCAAACTTTAGTAAATTTGTTAAAGGCAATGATGTAACATAAAGCTTGCACTCTAACAAGACTTATGTTACAATGGATTTATTATGTTATTAAGGAAAGAAAATATGAATATTCGTGAACTCGCAAAATCTCTCGCTGTCAAATACCGTATGCCTCGTGCAGACAGGTATGACCTGTTCTTGCGTGAGTTTGACAACAAGGTAGAGGTAATTGGTTGGATGCAAGACCCATCTGCCGATATGCGTGAATACGAAGGACGGGAAATGCTTTTCCCGAAACGTTGGGTTACAATCGGAGTGCTGGATGCAGACACTCGGGTTAGTGTTTAAGGAGAAAATTATGAGCGCAAAGCTAATTACATTTAAAACAAATCACACCATTCTTGCTGGTGTGAATGAAGAAACTGGTACTGATATTACAGTTACCAAACCTGTGCAAGTTGTTATGCAACCAGCAAAAGATGGACCAACATTGGCATTTGCGCCGTTTGTCCAGTTTTGTACCGAGTTTGAAACAGGAATCAAACTACAAAAGAGTGACATTCTATTCATCGGTCAACCAATCGTTGAATTAGAAAATCAATATAATCAAATGTTTGGTTCGGGCATTGAGATTATTTCTGCTATGCCTAAAATGTAAATTGATGAATTATTACACGAACATTGCCTTGAGTGGCAACAACATTCTGTTTCGTGGAGTTAAGAACGGTCGGAGAGTTAAGATGAAAATCGAATACTCTCCGACTTTCTTTCTTCCATCCAAAAAACAAACTGCCTTCAAAACACTTGAAGGTGAATGCCTTGAGCCTATGAAGTTTGAGAATGTCCGAGATGCTCGTGACTTTATGAAACGTTACGAAGAAGTTTCTAATTTCAAAATCTATGGTCAAGAACGTTATGAATATGCTTTCATTGCTGACGAACACAAAGGTCAGATTGAATGGGACATTAATGATATTCGTATTGCGTTTATTGATATTGAAGTTGGTTCAGAGAATGGTTTTCCTGACCCATATCGTGCAGAACAACCAATCACCGCTATCTGTGTACACATTCATAATGGTGAAACTGTTATATTTGGTTGTGGTGAATATCAAGTCAAAGGCAATGAGAAGTACTTTCAATGTAAAGATGAGTATGACCTTTGCAAACGTTTTCTAAACTATTGGACTCTGGACTATCCAGATGTTATCACTGGTTGGAATACCGAGTTCTTTGATATTCCTTATATTGTAAATCGTTTCAATAAAATTCTTGGCGAAGACGAAGTTAAAAAGTTGTCTCCTTGGAATAATGTTTGGGAACGTAAAGTAAAAGGCAAACACGGCCGTGAATTGACGGCTTATATTATTTCTGGTGTTGCTGCACTTGACTATATCGAACTATACAAATGGTATGCGCCTAATGGTAAGTCACAAGAGTCTTATCGCCTTGACCATATTGCCAGTCAAGAACTTGGTGAAAACAAAATCTCTTATGATGAATATGACAACTTACACCAACTATATCGACTTAACTATCAAAAATTTATTGAGTATAACATCAAAGATGTGGGACTTGTCGTTCAACTCGAAGACAAGTTAAAACTCCTTGAACTTGGCCTAACTCTTGCTTACGATACCAAATCAAACTATGAAGACATTTTTGCTCAGACAAGAATGTGGGATTCTTTGATTTATTCTTACCTGCTTGAGAAAGGTATTGTTGTACCGCCTAAAGAATTCAAGATGAAAGATTCTGCTTTCGAAGGTGCATACGTTAAAGACCCTCAAGTTGGTATGCACATGAACGTGGCTTCATTTGACTTGAACTCGTTGTATCCACATTTGTTGATGCAATACAACTTGTCACCAGAAACGTTAATTGACCCAAGTGATTATACTCCAGAAATGCGAGCTATTATCTCAGAAGGTGTTAATGTTGACCAACTGTTGACTAAGAAGATTGATACATCAAAACTTAATGGTGTTACTCTGACACCAAACGGCCAATTCTTCCGTACTGACAAACAAGGCTTCTTGCCTCGTATGATGGAAGAATTGTATGAAGACCGTAAAAAGTTTAAGAAATTAATGCTTAAACATAAACAAGAGTATGAGAATGAGAAAGACCCAATCAAGCAAAAAGAAATTGCTAAATTGGTCGCCCGTTACGACAACTTGCAATTAGCGAAGAAGTTATCTTTGAACTCTGCTTATGGTGTTCTTGGTTCCCAATACTTCCGTTTTTATGATATTCGCCTTGCGCTTGCTGTAACATTAGCTGGTCAATTGTCTATTCGTTGGATCGAAGGTAAATTGAACCAATTTATGAATAAGATTTTAAAGACAGACAAAGACTATGTTATCGCCTCAGACACAGATTCGATTTATCTCCGCCTTGGTGAGCTTGTTGATACGGTGTATAAAGACAAATCGGATATTAATGCAATCATCGCCTTCATGGATAAAGTCTGTGAACAGAAAATTCAACCTTTTATCGATTCGAGTTATCAAGAGCTTGCTACGTATGTTCACGCTTACCAACAAAAAATGCAAATGAAACGTGAAGCTCTTGCAGACAAAGGTATCTGGACTGCTAAGAAACGTTACATTCTAAACGTGTATAACAATGAAGGTGTTCAATATTCCGAACCTCATATGAAAGTTATGGGTTTGGAAATGGTGAAGTCATCTACACCTGCAGCCGTTCGTACAAAGATGTATGATGTTATTAAGTTGGTTGTTAATACTAACGAAGCAACTGTACAAAAGTTTATTATGGATTTCCGTGAAGAATTTAAATCATTACCTCCTGAAGAAATCTCTTTTCCTCGTGGTTGTAATGGCTTAAAAGAGTATGCCGATTCAACACAAATTTACAAGAAAGGCACTCCTATCCATGTGAAAGGCGCCTTGTTGTATAATAAACTGTTGAATGATATGAAACTATCAAAAACTTATCCTCTGATTAAAGAAGGCGAGAAGTTGAAGTTTACATATCTACGTTCACCTAATCCATTAAAAGATTCTGTGATTTCTTTCCCAGGTCGTTTGCCAAAAGAATTCGGTCTTCAAGCGTATGTTGATTATGATATGCAATTTGATAAAACGTTTATTGACCCTATAAAGGCAATTCTTGATACGATTGATTGGCAAATTGAAAAACAAAACAGCCTAGAATCGTTTTTTGGATAAATAAAAATGTGGGGTAGTTCCCCACTTTAAAATAATCAACACAACATAAAGGAAATAAAATGAGTTTACTCGAAAAAATGAAAAAAGTTGGTTCCATTAAATCTACGGAACTACTAAGTGAATCTACCTTCTTCAACAAAAAAGAAGGTGTACAGACTGAAGTGCCAATTATTAATCTGGCATTATCCGGTCAAGTAGATGGTGGCCTTGTTTCAGGTCTTACCTTTCTTGCAGGTCCATCTAAACACTTCAAATCTCTCCTTGGTCTGGTGCTTGTCAAAGCATATATGAACAAACATCCAGATGCAGTTTGTTTGTTTTACGATTCTGAATTTGGTATCACACCAGATTATATTAAGACAAATGGTATCGATACTGACCGTGTTCTCCATATTCCAATTGAGCACCTTGAGCAGTTGAAGTTTGATATTTCAAAGCGCCTTGAAGCAATCGAACGTGGCGACAAAGTGATTATTTTTATCGACTCTGTTGGTAACCTTGCATCGAAGAAAGAAGTTGAAGACGCATTGGATGAAAAGTCTGTTGCTGATATGTCTCGTGCTCGTGTTATGAAATCATTGTGGCGTATTGTTACACCACACTTGACAACAAAAGATATTCCTTGTATCGCAGTTAACCACACTTACCAAACTATGGAAATGTTTAGTAAGTCCGTTATGTCTGGTGGTACTGGCGGTATGTACTCTGCTAATCAAGTGTTCATCATTGGCAAGTCACAAGAGAAAGATGGTACTGACCTTGTTGGTTGGAACTTTACCATCAATATTGAGAAGTCTCGTTTTGTCCGTGAGAAATCTAAGTTCCCATTCCTTGTTACATTCGAAGGTGGTATTCAGAAGTATTCAGGTTTAATGGACATTGCACTTGAAGGTGGCTTTGTAACTAAACCATCTAATGGTTGGTTTGCAAAAGTAAATCGTGAGACAGGTGAGATTGGTGAAAAGAAACGAATGGCGGATACCTTAAACGGAGAGTTTTGGGATTCAATTCTGACTAATGCGGAGTTTAAAGAATATGTTAAATCTAAATTTGCTATCTCATATGGCAGCCTTTTGGAAGAAGATACAGTTTTGGGAGAAACCGATGACGCTGACGGAGAATAAAGATTTTAGATTCATAGATTTCAAAGACTCTGAAATTACTGGCGTAGAAGTGTTATCACCAGATTATCGTGGCGTAGTATACCATTATAATAAGGTTAGGGTAGATGATTCTGGCCCAGTACCTCGATTACAATTCGGTTACACTATCGTATATCCAGGTGAACATGACATAGATGACTTGACTTCTGATGAGGTTTTTAGTATACTCATGGGAAACATTCTATCACACATATTATTGGCAAAAGTACAAGATGAAACTAGAAACAACGATTCTGAAAAACCTCGTTTATTCTGAGGAATATACCAGAAAAGTATTACCGTTTATTCATGTAGATTATTTTTCGGACAACAAGGAGAAGATTGTCTTCAACCTTGTGTCCGAATTTATCAACAAATATAAAACGCTTCCAACCCATGAGGCACTTGTTATTGACCTTACAGATTCCAAATCTTTAAATGATGTTGAGGTCAAGGGTGCTTTGAATCTGTTGGAAGAAATTAATCAGAACAAAAAAGAACCAACCGAACAACAATGGTTGATTGAACAAACTGAAAAGTTCTGTCAAGACAAAGCGATATATAATGCCATCATGGAATCTGTATCGATTCTTGATGATACTAAATCTACAAAAAGCAAGGGAGAAATCCCAAAGCTCCTTTCAAATGCACTTGGTGTTTCTTTTGATAGCAACGTTGGTCACGACTATATCAATGATTCTAGTTCCCGTTTCGACTTTTACCATAAACAAGAATCTAGAATCCCATTCGACATTGACCTATTAAACAAGATTACAAAAGGCGGCTTGCCAAACAAGACATTGAATATTTGTCTTGCTGGTACCGGCGTTGGTAAATCCATGTTTATGTGTCACGTTGCGGCTTCGTGTCTGTCACAAGGCCAGAACGTTCTTTACATCACATTAGAAATGGCAGAAGAACGTATCGCTGAACGTATTGATGCTAATCTGTTGAATGTGTCTATGAATGATTTACATTCTATGACCAAGAGTGATTATGACCGTAAATTTGACACACTCAAAAGTAAAACACATGGCAAGTTGATTATCAAAGAATATCCAACTGCCTCTGCAAATGCACTACACTTCCGTTCTTTGCTGAATGAGTTGCATTTGAAGAAGAATTTTCAACCGCAAATTATCTTTATTGATTATTTAAATATTTGTGCTTCATCACGTATTAAACCTGGTGCTAACGTTAACTCTTATAGTTACATCAAGGCCATTGCTGAAGAACTCCGTGGACTTGCGGTTGAATTTAATGTACCGATTGTTTCTGCTACACAAACAACTCGTTCAGGTTTTAGTAATACAGACGTTGGTTTGGAAGATACTTCTGAATCGTTTGGTCTGCCTGCAACTGCCGACTTTATGTTTGCGTTGATTAGTACCGAAGAACTTGAACAGTTGAATCAGTTGATGGTGAAACAGTTGAAGAATCGTTATGGTGATCCCAACATCTATAAACGATTTGTTATTGGTGTTGACCGTTCTAAGATGAAACTGTATGATGCTGAACAATCAGCACAAGAAGACATTGTAGATTCAGGTCAAGTACAAGAAGACAAACCAATCAACACATTTGGCAATCGTGAAAATAAATTTGGTAAGAAAAAATTTGAGGGGTTTAAAGTATGAGTGATTTACAAATATGGTTTGCAGTTGGCACATGGGCTATTCTGATAGGTGTATCTTATACACATATTGGTTGGGCTAAAGTCAAAGAATGTTATGGCATGTGGTTTACTAAAGAATATTGGACAAATTATAATACCGTAGAATTTGTTAGTTGGTTAGCAAAAGCTATCATCATTATTCCAGGTCTAATCTTTGGCATACAAATCTGGTGGTTGTATTGGCTAACTTTGCTTACAAGTTTAACATTGATTTGGGCTTCGAATAAAAAATTATTGCCAACTCTCGTAGGATTTAATACTATGTGGGCTTGGTTAAGTCTAATGGTACTTGCGAAGCACATTATTTAAAATGCAGAAACTAACTAAAGAACAAGGCCTTTATTGTGCCAACATCTTCTCTAATTATTTTGACCGCTTTGGCCGAATCGATGATTACATTCGTGACCAAAAGTTGAATTCATTATCAGACAGACCGTTTACTCTGCCTGGCATGGGACCTGAAGAAGACTTGTTCTCTGATTTTACCATGCACCCTAATGACATGGACTTTGAACTCATTGAACTGCCTCAAGATACTTGGGACATTTACTTGAATATGATTTCATCTCACTCAAACATGACCAGTATTCCTGGCCGTTGTTTAAGATTGGCAGTTTGGGAAAAGACTTCTAAAAAGTGGGTTGGTTTCATTCGCCTTGGTTCTCCAGTTATCAATATGAAACCAAGAAATGAAATGCTTGGCGGTGTATTCACTCAAGTACCTAATGGCGGCAAACACTTTAACAATACTTCAATTATGGGTTTTGTTATTGTGCCTGCTCAACCATTTGGGTATAATTACCTTGGCGGTAAATTACTTGCCGCTATCTGTTGTTCACATTGGGTGCGTGAGAAGTTGAACGCCAAGTATGATATGAATACATGTCTATTTGAGACCACAAGTCTCTATGGCACGTCCAAATCATCATCACAGTACGATGGTATGAAACCTTATCTAAGATTCAAGGGACTAACGGATTCTGATTTCTTGCCAATGATGCACGGCAAACCTTATGATGACATTAAGAACTACGTTGAGTCTGCCCTCGGTGAGATTGTACCTGCCGATGCTTCTAGTCGCAAACTGAAAATCTCTAACAAGATTATCAGTCTTACTAAACAGGCATTGAAAGGTGAGCCAGAGTACGCTGGGTTTCAACAAACAATTACTAACGCACTATCTCTTACTGAGAAGAAGCGTTATTACGCATCCAACTATGGTTTTAGCAACTTTGCGGATGTAGTGATGGGACGAACAGATAAATTGATTCCAGACAAGGAAAACTACGATAAATTCCACCTGGAGAACGTAATTGACTGGTGGAGGAAGAAGGCTGCAAATCGATTCGAAACCTTGACAGCAGAAGGTCGTATCAGAAATGAGACAGAAGTTTGGACAGGTGATAAAGAGATTGACATTATTCGATAATTGATGTAGCATAAATACTCCATTAACTAACGGAGTATTTAAAGATGGCTGGCAACGCAATTGAAACAGCAAAACAAGAGAACGGTTCAAGAGTATACTTTGAACTATACATTGAAAAGAATGTAAAAGATTTTGCTACTTTATCTAAGGCTGTTAAAAAGGTTTATCCAAACGTAAATAGCGAATGGATGGAATCTTATGAAAAACAAGCCGCTGCATTAAAAGCATATATTGGAAACAGTAAGGGTTACGAATATTCTCGTGACGATGGATTCATGCCCTTTATTGAGAATATAGCTAAATCGAAATGTGGTGTAAGTGTTAAAGACCGCTGGGATCCAGCGGATATTTACATGATTAAAAAGAATAAGAAGAATGAAATTCAAAAACGTTTAGTTGAATTGACTAAAGGTGTTGACAAAGAAACTAACCTTTTAGCACTAAATGATTATATGCGTGGACTAATGTCGAATTTAGATATGTTGCCGGTGTCACTTAAAGCAATTAAAAAGAGTACATCTTCAGCAAAAGTAGAACCTGCTAATGCTGGTGGTAAAGGTCCTAAGTTGGATATTAAAGTTGTTCCAGGTTCCGTTAAATGTAATTTAGATTTTGGCCATAAGAATGATTTTGAATTTGATACTGGTGAATTTGCTTTTGACTTTATGGTTGGTGATGAAGAAATACACGGCCAGGCCAGAAATTTCCAGTATTCTGTCGCACGTAACCTAGTACAAACCGATTTGACTCCTAAAGGTCGTTCAGGTGGTGCTAAGTTGGGTAAAGTATCTTCAGAAGCATTAGATTCATTTCTACGTAAAGCTGGTTTACCTAGACCTGCATCAGCTTCTAAAGACCCCAATATTGATGCACCTGGCCAATGGACAGACGCTAACATTAA